GGCTGGTATCTCTGACGAGGACAAGGAAGAGTTTGAGAGCTATAAGCAATATGTAAAACAGTCAAAGACTGTACAGGAGGAAAATGAACGTAAGCACAAGTGGTTTGAACAGAAGACAGAAGAAGTCTTCGGCGGAGAGTTCAAAGGTTTTGAGTTCAAAGTAAATGACCGCTCACTGAAGTTCGCTCCCGGTGACGCAGCAGAATTAAAGAAGTTGCAGTCCAATCCAATGAATTTCATTGGTAAATTTTTGGACGACAACGGATTGATGAAGGACGCTGCTGGATACCACAAGTCTTTGGCAATCGCGATGAACCCTGATCGCTTCGCTAAGTTCTTCTATGAGCAAGGACTGGCAGATGCAACAGAGGATGTAATGCGTAAGACAAAAAATATAAATATGTCTGAACGTAGAGCTCCTGAGTCAACAAACAAGGGTGGGGTACAAGTTAAAGCTGTAAACCCCGATGCCGGAAAGGGCCTCAAAATTCGCAGCATCAAAAAAATATAACATCTAAAAGAAAAAACAATGCCTGTATTATCTACCCCCGGGTTCCAGTTACAGCCAAGTGCTGAGCAGGTTCCCCTATCGACGAACTACATCACCAACTTCAACTTCTTGAACCAGTATCTTCCTGATACTTATGAGAAGGAGTTTGAGCGTTATGGTAACCGTACCGTCGCTTCTTTCCTCCGTTTGGTTGGCGCCGAGATGCCATCCAACTCTGACTTGATTAAGTGGGCTGAGCAAGGCCGTCTGCACACCAAGTACACTAACTGTGCTACTTCTGCTGCTGCTGGTGCTGACTCTGCTACTATCACTGTTAACGATGCTAACGTAACTGCTATCGCTATCCGTGCTGGTCAGACTGTCTTTATTTCTGATAACGCTACTGGACTTAGCAATAAGGGTATCGTTACTGCTGTTAACACAGCTACTGACACTTTCACTGTTGCTTACTACGAAGGCCCCGGCCAGACTTTTGCTATCACAGCAACTGTATCTGTATGGATCTATGGTTCTGAGTTTAAGAAAGGAACTGTTGGAATGGTTGGTTCTTTGGAAGCTGAAGACGAAATCTTCCAGAACAGCCCGATCATCATCAAGGACAAATACGCTGTTAGCGGTTCTGACATGGCTCAGATTGGATGGGTTGAAGTAACTACCGAGAACGGTGCTACTGGATACCTGTGGTACCTGAAGAGTGAGCACGAGACTCGTCTGCGTTTCGAGGACTATCTTGAGACTGCAATGATCGAGGCAGTTCCTGCTGAGTCTGGTTCTGGTGCTGCTAACTCTGCGTTGAACCCTAGCTTTGGTAACAAAGGTTCTGAGGGAATCTTCTACGTAGTAAACAGCCGTGGTAACGTATGGGGCGGTGGTAACCCCACAACTCTGGCAGACTTCGACACTATCATCTCTCGCTTGGATAAGCAAGGTTCTATCGAGGAGAACGTAATCTTCGTTAACCGTGACTTCTCTTTCGATATCGATGACATGCTGGCTACCTTGAATGGTTTCAATGGTACTGGTGCTGCTCAGGCTGCTTCTTTCGGTCTGTTCGATAACGATACCGACATGGCTCTGAACCTCGGTTTCAGCGGTTTCCGTCGTGGTTATGACTTCTACAAGTCTGACTGGAAATACCTGAACGATCCCACAATGCGTGGTGGTCTGCCAACCGGAGCTTCTGCTTCTGGTACCGTAACTGGTCTGTTGGTTCCTGCTGGTTCCACTACCGTGTACGATCAGATCCTCGGAAAGAACGCTAAGCGTCCGTTCCTGCACGTTCGTTATCGCGCCACTGAGGCTGAAGACCGCCGCTATAAGACTTGGATTACAGGTTCTGCGGGTGGTGCTCAGACTAGCGACCTCGATGCAATGGAAGTCAACTTCCTGTCCGAGCGTTGTGTGTGTACCTTGGGCGCTAACAACTTCGTGTTGTTCCGCTACGGTTCTTAATCCTAACAGGAAATCTAAAGGGGTGGAGTGTCTTCAAGGACACTCCCTCCTTTCTTTTAACAAATCAAATCTTATCAAATGAAAGTAAAATTGTCCCCTGTAGACAGAATTTACAAGCTGAAAAATGACGCAGCTCCTCTGTCTTTTACACTCCCTTCTCGTAATACTCGCAGATATCCGCTTCTCTGGTATGATGAGGATAACAACGTAAACCGCCCACTGCGGTACGCCATCAACCAAAAGTCCCCATTCGAAGACGAGCAGGACGGTAATGCAATTGTGGAGCCTGTTATCTTTGAGAGTGGCTTCCTTCGTGTCCCCAAAAATAATCCTGTACTCCAGCAGTTCCTTTACTACCACCCACTGAACGGTCGTTCTTTTGAGGAGGTTAACCATGAGAAGGATGCAAGCAAGGAGGTTGAAATACTGAACGCCGAGGTAGATGCTTTGGTGCTTGCCCGTGAGCTTGGCATCGAGCAGATGGAGACTGTTTACCGAGTAATGATCGGGAAGGACCCATCAAGAGTTACAACCGCTGAGCTGAAAAGGGATATCCTTATTATGGCAAAGCAGGACCCAAGAGGGTTTGTAAATGTGATTAACGATCCAATGCTGAAGCTACAGTCTACGGTTCATAAGTTCTTTGAACAGAAGCTGTTAACTTTCCGAAACGGCCAGAAGGAGGTATGGTTTAACACCACAACCAATAAGAAGAAGATGCTTCTTGTACCATACGGAGAGGACCCATATTCTACCGTTGCTATGTTCTTTAGAACTGACGAGGGAATTGATGCCCTCAAGATGCTAGAGAACCTGATTTCAGAGTAGTTTGGTTTTTTGGTTATACATACAGGGGGGTGCAAATAGCACCCTCTTTTTTATTTATCTTTGTAAAAAGTAAGTTGATGATCAATTCGGTAAGAAATACTGTACTGTCTGTACTGAATAAAAACAACTACGGATACCTTTCCCCATCTGACTTTAATCTGTTTGCCAAGCAGGCTCAGCTAGAGATCTATGAGGAGGCATTTTCTGGGTATAATGACAAGATTAATCAGGAGAATGTTCGCACTTCAGGGACTGGATATGCAAACACTAGACGTCAGATAGAGGAGGTTATTGAGGGCTTCTCTTCTACAAACTTTTTGTATAACTTTTCGGGCAATATATTTTTCTCTCCATCACTCACAACCACTGGAGATCAGTACTTTATGATAAATAAGGTGCTATGCTATCCGACAATTCTTGATACCGGTACCAACACATCTGTTGTCGCCAGTCAGTTGGTTGACAGCACGGCCCTGTTTACTACGCTTGGTATCTCGGCAGGAGATATTGTGGTAAACACAACTACTAATGCAACAGCTAGGGTGGTATCTGTTTCAAGTAACACTGTCATTGTTTTGACGGCCAACATATTTACAGCCACTCCAAGAAACTACGCTATTATAGACTCATCATTATTTAAGGAGGCTGACAAGGTTACGCTTAGCAAGATAAGCATGCTCCTTAATTCAAACCTGACATCTCCAAGCACACTGTTCCCAGCCTTTACTCAGGAGGGTGATAAGCTTTCGGTATATCCAACAACACTTGCTACCACAGGTCAGGTTCAGGCCCAGTACTTTAGACTGCCAAAGGACCCAAAGTGGACATACATTACGCTTGCTAGTGGTGAGCCTGTATTTGATCAGAGCCAGCCAGACTATCAAGACTTTGAGCTACCATTAGAGGATGAGTATAAGCTTGTTGCAAAAATTCTTGAGTATGCTGGAATGTCTATCCGTGAGACCGAGGTTGTTCAGTTTGGTATGACACAGGAGCAGATGCAACAGCAGCAATAAAAATAAATAGATGGCCTACATATCTCAATATCAGTACTACGACAATAATGGCAACAGTCCTCAGGATGCAAACTGGGGTTCATATCAGTATGTTAGCTTAGAAGATATTGTCAACAACTTCATGTTGATGTATGCTGGAAACCACTCTCTGGTAAACAACGAGGACAGGTATAAGATTCTGTTCCATGCTAAGCGTGCTGTTCAGGAACTGAACTATGACGCCTTCAAAGAAATTAAAGTTCTCGAGCTTACGGTCGGAGAAAATCTAATCTATGTACTACCATCAGACTACGTCAACTGGGTGCGCATCTCATTGTATAGAGATGGATACCTTCGTCCTTTGTCCGAAAACATTCAGACAATTTATTCAGGCGCGTACCTTCAGGACAATAATGCCAACATTCTTTTCGACATCAATGGGAACGTGCTGGAGCCTCAGAACTCCACAATCGACTTCGATAGGCTGAAGGGAACAAAGAAGAGCATCTATCTAAATCCGGGCAACCCATATGATGGACAGGAGGGATGGAATGTTAATGGCCTGTGGTATTTTGATGCTCAGTTTGGTGAGCGTTATGGTCTGAATACTGAGACGGCTAACTTTAATCCCACGTTCAATATCAACAAGAAGGCAGGCGTGATTAACTTCTCATCCGACATGAGAGACCAGCTGTGTATTCTTGAGTACGTGTCTGACGGTATGGAAAACGGAAACGATGCTTCGGTGTCTGTCAATAAGCTTTTTGAGAAATATGTATACGCTTACATTCAGTACGAGATACTTAACTCCAAGCTTGGTGTTCAGGAGTATATTGTAGCACGTGCTAGAAAAGAGAAGCAGGCGCTTCTTCGTAACGCAAAAATCAGAATCAGTAATATCCATCCCGGTCGTTTGTTGATGAACCTTCGTGGACTGGACAAGATGATAAAGTAATATGCCAAACCTGACTAGGAACTTTACGGCTGGTAAGATGAACAAGGTCGTCGACGAGCGACTTGTGCCAAATGGTGAATACATTGACGCAATGAATGTGCGTATGGGTTCAACCGAGATGTCAGAGATTGGTGTAATTGAGAACACTAAAGGCAACCTTCCACTGACCGCTCTTCAGTACATTGACGGGACACAGCTTAGTGTTGACGCTAGATGTATCGGAGCGCTTGAGGACGGGGCCAGAGAGACTATATATTGGTTTGTACACGACCCTAATTTTCCTGTAGGATCTACTGGATACCTTGACATGATCGTGTCATTTAATATAGAAACAAGCGTACTTACATATCATGTTATCAGTATTGATGATGGTGGTGGTACTAATACCACGCTCAACTTTGACCCCGCCTTCCTTATTACAGGCGTCAACATAGTAGACAATCTTCTGTTCTTTACAGACGACTATAACGCTCCTAGGAAGATAAACATCAATACGCTATATCCAAACCCTATTGGCAACGTGGATCAGTTCTCTGCTGAGTCAATACTTGTTATCAAGAAGCCGCCTGTTGAGTCTCCGGGTGTTCAGGAGATTAAGACTGTTGGTCAGGAGAACTTCATGGAGACTAGGTTTATCTGCTTTGCATACAGATACAGATACGACGACAACGAGTATTCCGCCACTTCACAGTTCTCTGCACCTGCGTTTTTGCCAAACCCATTTGAGTTTGACATTACTAGCTACCTGAACGAGGGCATGGTCAATGCGGCAAACACCTCAATCATAACATATAATACAGGTGGACCGCTTGTTAAGGGGATTGACCTTTTGTTTAAGGAGGCTGGCAGCAACATCATTAAGGTAATTGAGAAGCTTGACAAGTCTGAGCTTGGTCTGGCTGACAATACAGACTACACATATACATTTACTAATAGCAAAATATTTACGGTACTTCCAGAGGCTGAGATCCTGAGGCTCTACGATAACGTGCCAAGATTTGCCAAGGCCCAAACTATTATGGGTAACCGCTTGATGTATGGAAACTACGTTGAGGGATACAACATGATAGACAAGGACGGCAATCCTGTTAGGCTTGAGTACTATACTGACCTTGTTACTGAGATTATTGGTAACACTGATCTGCCCGATACTACAGCTACCGGAACATACAATATTGATGGTCCTGAGACAATTGATAATAGCGTTCTTCAGATCGACCTGTCTAGCGTGGCAGGAAACTTGGTAGAGGGTGCGGCATTCAACATTGAGATTACATTATCTCATGACTCATTCTCTGGGTACACTCCTCGTCCTACAGAGACTTCTCAGAACATTGATGTGACTTTCTCATTCTCGCTTCCTACAAGCTACAACTCTGTTTACGAGATGGCTACAAGCCAAGCGTTTCAGGATGTGGTGGGGACAATTGCAAACATCAAGCCTGTATTCGATCCCGTTCCGGGTAACCCAACATCATGCGATGGTATTACATTTACTGATCAGGTTAACTGTGCTCTGCCAAACAACCTTGACGCTTTTACAAAGTATGCTGCTGGTATTGATGCGGATGGAGAGCCTATAACAATTATTACATCTCCGGGTAGTGACGTGATTGGTTTTCAGTTTACGGCCATGAGGTATGTAAACAACACTACCACTCCGACACAGAACGTGTACGAGTACTACGAAGTGACATATGCTAACGCCACTTTCCAAGAGATAGCAAACCCTAGAAGCTTGCACAGCAACAGGGGCTATGAGATTGGTATCGTGTACATGGATGAGTTTAACAGATCCACTACCGCTCTTGTGAGTCCTGAGAACACCGAGCACGTTCCGTGTCAGTTTTCTGATCAGAAGAATAGCATACGTGTAACAATACCAACCACACAGATTGCACCTGCTTGGGCCAGCAGATACAAGTTTGTCATTAAGCCTGACCAAGAGAACTATGAGACAATATACAGCTCTCTATTCTTTTTAGACCCACTAACCAATCAGGTATACTTCCTGCTTGAGGGTGAGAACGCAAGAAAGGTTGAGCAGGGCGATAGGCTTATTGTAAAGGCAGACACTGACGGGCCTACAAGCTCTTGCGTGTATACAACAGTTCTTGAGAAGGGTGCCAAGGAAGAAGGTTTCATATCGCCAGCAGATGGTAGCACTCCTCCGGCAGGTGCATACATGAAGCTTAGCCCAAATAACTTTACGGTTATTGCAGACCCTCTGGCAACTATTGCTCCGGGATCAAAAAGTGCAAGCACGCTTAGTCCTCTTGCTGGACCTGTCCTTCAGTACCCAATGAACGTAGAAAGCACTACGACTCCCGGAACATACGTCGACTATACGGTACCTGCTGGAAGTAGAATTAAGATATACATTAAGACCGAGCGTCTTGGTACTGGTGATGGCAACAATGCCTGCGAGAAAAGAATTTATACATTAGAGAAGACGCTTACTGCATCGGCTAGCTACGATAATATGTACGACTGGTGGGTAGGTGATAATGTTGATGGTATTCTTGATGATGGTATTAAAGAGGTAGGCGCAGGCTCTTGTCCTATTGACAATATATGGGAACCGACTCTGGCTGCTTCACCATTGGATGTTGGTGTTGGAGGCGATGCTTGTAATAACTACTACAGATTCTATAGAGACACAGTAACAAATCAGCTATTTTTATTGGTAAGGGCTACAAGAGGATGCTCTGGAATTTTTGCAGAAAAGAAAAGACGTTCTAAGGTTGAGGCCAACATTCAGGTGTTCCGTGCAAATACCACTCTGATATTTGAGACCGAGCCTAGCGATGCGCTGCCAGATGTGTGGTATGAAAACGACCTGTCGTTTGCTATTGATATGGCAACTGGAGACCATGACGGAAACGTACAGAATCAGGACATAGGGCTTGGCATTCCTGCCATTATTGACACTGGATTCTTTAACTGCTTTGCGTTTGGAAACGGTGCAGAGAGCTACAAGATAAGGGACTCAATTGTTGGCAAGACATTTAACTTGGGTAACCGTGTTACGACAACATCGTCTCAGGACTACAAGGAGGCCGACAGATTTGCCGACATAACATATAGTGGTGTATATAACGACGAGAGTAATGTCAACAAGCTTAACGAGTTTAACTTAGGTCTTTTAGACTTTAAGCCACTTGAAGATTCTTTTGGTCCTATATATGTTCTTGATGGAAGAGAGACTGACGTTCTAGTACTTCAGGAGGATAAGGTATCGTATGTACTTGCAGGCAAGAACTTGCTTTCAGACTCTGCTGGTGGCGGCGCAATATCTTCAGTTCCTGAGGTGTTGGGTACACAGATCGCTAGAGTCGAGAAGTATGGTATCAGCTTTAATCCTGAGAGCTATGTTCAGTGGGGTTATGACAGATACTTTACTGACGCCAAAAGAGGTGCGGTTATTCAGCTTAAGGGAGACTCATACAACAGCGATAAGCTTACTGTCATCTCAGAGGAGGGTATGCGTACTTGGTTCCGCGATGAGTTTATTGCATCATTCAATACGCAGAAGCTTGGTGGATTTGATCCGTACATGGACGAGTATGTGCTGAGTTCAAACCCGATACCGCTTCCAGAAGAGGATGAGTGCATTACCTGCGGAAGGTCTCAGACAGTTAGTGTTGAGGCTGAATCAACATACTCATACTGTGTAGAGCTGAATAGCATTGTTGGAGACGTAACGGTATCATACTCGCCGGTAACTGCTGGTGAATTTTCTGTGACAGCTACATACGATGGAACTCCAGTAACAACAGGTCTTGTGACATCAGCTGGTACATTGACCGTAAATAAGAACCTGAACAATGTCAATGTAGTATACATAGATATATATTCTTCTGAAGGAAACACTATCGATGTAAATGTCGGATGTCCTGAGGCTGATCTACTTACGGTTATTGAGGTGTGTGTTACAAACGACAGCGAGGCTGGTGAGTTTATTCATAACGAGTTCAGATATACAAACGGTACATACACTTCTCCGCTTCAGTCTGCCCTTGTTGAGTTTGTTAGCGGAACGGCTAATCCATTGGTATCAAGATATAATGCCACTTCAGGATTCCCCGGCACTGGAGGTATACCACCTGCTGGAGCGACCATGAGACTTATCTGCAATAAGTTTGGTTTTGATACCTACAACTTTGATCCGTTAAATGACGAGTTCAGATACCTCAGAACAAATACGCTGTACACAAATACGCCAGCAAACATTCAGGCTCTGATAGCTGCATCAACAACGGCCACCCCTAATCAGGGCGGAGGTAACTACAACTACGCTGAGTTTACTGTTCCCACTACGGGAACTTATCTGTACCTTATTTGGGACTACAGAGACTCTGTACCTGTAGAGCTTTGCTACTCTGATCTTGAGGGCGAGGCCGGTATTCAGGATGCATGCTGCGATTGTGGTGGATGCGAGGGATGTGTTACATATACTGTTTCAGTAAATAGAGGAACAGAGGCTGCTACGGTTTCTTACTACGACTGCGTATCTGAGGAGCTGGTTACGGTTGAGGTCCTGTCTGATACATCAATTGATGTGTGCACAACAGGTGCCCCTCCTCACTACGTGTCTGGCGGTATACCTTTTATTGAGTTCTTACAATGCGACTGTCTAGGATAATTAAATATGGCAACACAATCAACATACTACTTAAACGCTTCAACGCTGGCCGCTGCTACGGCAGTCTTCACTGACGCTGCGCTTACTACCTGTGCTCCTGATGGATACTATCGTGAGGGAAACATAGTAAGGGAGCTGGTTGGATGCGTGCTTCTTCCTCAGCAGCTTTGTCCCGCATGCGTTGACTCGTGTGGGGATTGGGTAATCGAGCTTTCTGGGTCTCCTGGCGTTTACAATATACCAATCGATACAGGTAGCAGTGTTGGAGACGTTGGCGCTGTAATTATAAAGTTTGATCCACTTACCGCTCCGGATGGTATACAAGTTACATATGATAGTGTCATATACAATGAGCTTAGTTCTCCTACCTATGGATACCTTACAGGTGACCCGAACCTGCCTGTGTATATTGGTGATAGCGGTAGTGATTGCGGATTGGTTATAGACAGCCCACACGTTCTTGATGTATATAATTATTATAGTGGAGCATTCCAGTCGCCAACTACAACAGAGACTGTTTCAATCGTAGGAACGCAGCTTGACTTTACGGCAACATCTCCGGGCGAGTGTGTTATGGTTATACCAAAGCTTGTTGGTGTACCGTCAATTGTCAATATCAAGATTGTGTCTGTGTGTCCACTTAATGACTTTACTCTTAGGGTGGCATGTCCAGAGGCTTTACCTTCATTCCCTTCATCGATAATGGCTGATGCAAAAGCAACGGCATGTGTGTCTACACAGAACCAGACATACTACTCAGCCCCTGTAAATGGAGACGGGACCATACTTGGACTGTACGATTGCGTGTTCTTTGATCAGAACGGAGAGAATGTTTTGCCAAACGGATGGTACCAGTCTAACTCATGCCCTACTCCGAACGATGTGTTTAGGGTAGCAGACGGTGTTATTGTTGAATTTGATACATGTCCATAATATATGTCTAACTATACACTTACACATAGCGAAGGGGTTCAGGGCTGGCCCTCATTCTATTCCTACTATCCAGACTGGATGATTGGGATGAATAACTACTTCTACACCTTTAAGGGAGCAAACCTGTACCGACACAATGTTAACTCCTTAAGAAACACATTCTACTTAGACTGGTGGACCAGACAAGGTCAGCCACAGAACGCCTTTACGTCTACCAGAATGGTTAGCGTTTTTAATGATGCCCCCCTTGAGAACAAGCTGTTTAAGACACTGAACCTTGAGGGTGACGCTAAGTGGGAGGCTACACTTCAGACTGATCTTCAGACATCTGGATTCATTCAGGCGCCTTGGTTCGAGAAGAAGGAGCAGTCATTCTTTGCCTTTATTAGAAACTCCGGAACCACACCTGCAAGCCCTGAGGAGTACCCACTACGTAGCGTTAATGGTATCGGTAGGTCTACGACAATCAACTCGGCTGTCCCTTCTGCTGTAGAGGTCAATTTCCAGATCAGCCCGACACCAATATCGATCGGGTCAATAATGAGCATAGGAGACATCCTGTACTACTCATTACCTCCATACAATACGGCTGTCCTTTTCGGTAAAGTGACTGACATTATTGTAGACTACCCGTCAGGATTAAATAGAATCATTGTCGATACTACAATTCCGCTGGCTACCATACCTCCCATTCAGGACCCGTACATTATGTTCATCAAGAACTCGGTGGCTGAGTCGCATGGAGTGCTTGGTCACTACTGCGTGTTTGACATACAGAACAGCGATACCGCCAAGGTAGAATTGTTTGCCGTAGAGTCCGAGGTAATGAAAAGCTATCCGTGATTTTGGTATCTTTGTAGGAATGGAATTTAATATCAGGCCACTGAAACCATCTGACTATGACGAGGTTCTGGTTGGTTGGTGGAAAGAATGGGGGTGGGAGCCTCCGATTAGGGACTTCCTTCCTAGCGATGGGGCCGGTGGTATTATGGTTCTTGACGGAGATGAGCCAGTGTGTGCAGGGTTTTTGTATACCACCAATTCAAAGGTGGCTTGGGTTGACTGGATAATCTCTAGTAAGACGTATCGAAAGAAGCCAAACAGGTCTGATGCCATAAAGCTTCTAGTTGATACACTTACTAACGTGGCAAAAAATACTGGGCACAGATACAGCTACGCGCTTATCAAAAGCCCAAACCTAATAAATACATACGAGGGCCTTGGCTACGTGAAGGGTGATTCGTATATTGGTGAAATGATTAAAGCATTATAGTATGGCAGTAGCAACATCATTAGCAATAGCTGGTCTGGCAGCAACTGCGGCAGGGACAGGGTTGTCTTTTGCTCAGGCCAATAAACAAGGTAAGCTTCAGCGTCAGGCTAAATCAGATGCAGAGAAAGCATATCTGGAAGCTGAGAAGGCTGCTGAGGTAAATCTTTATGAGGCTATTGGAATACAAAAGGAGCCATATCAATTAGAACGCGAGGCGACACTTTCTGCCGGTGCTCAGGCTATTGAGGCGTTAAGAGAGGGGGAGTCTAGGGGTGCAGGAGCTGGAGTTGGTCGAGTTCAAATGGCTCAGCAAGAGGCTCAGGGAGATATTAGAGGCGCAATGGGTCAAGAGCTTATGGGTCTTGAGATGGCAACGGCTGAGCAAGGTATGGTAAATAGAGATATTGGCATCCAACTAAACTTAGAGGAGGCAGCAGGAGCGCAGCAGGCGGCAGCAGATGCTCAGGCGGCTAGGGCTCAGGCTATTCAGCAAGGAATGGAAGGGGTTACTAGTATGATCCAGCAGGGTGTTCAAATGATTCCTCTATTTCAGAAAGGCGCAGCAGGCAGACAACTTAGCAGACTTCAAAAGTCAGCATCAAAAGCTGGGCTAACATCTGATCAGCTTCAGCAACAGCTCAGTCAGTTTGGCGCAGCAAATCCACAGTTTGCTAATCTTTCTGGTGTTGGTAAAATGGCAGGAGATCAGTTCATGGATTTTATGTCCAAGCAGAGCCCTGAATATATCAAGTCGCTTAGATCTGCTTTTGCTCCGGGCATGAGCTATGATCCAAGACTTAAAGCTCCTCAACAAGGAATGATTGGTCCGTCAATGGAAATGGCTGCTCCGTATACAGGTCCTTCAACTAGACTTGGCGCAATGAGGGTTCCTTCTTTGGCCCCAAGAGTATTGAATCCATATGCTATAAATTGGGCTGATTACTTAATGCCTAGATAAATAGAAACAATAGATGGCAACATATTTTAAGTACGCCGAGAGGAACGCCGACAGTTTTGTAAACTGGGCAGAGATAAGCAAGAATCTTTCTGATACATTACTTGAGGAGAAAAGGATTCGTGAAGAGAAAAAGGCTGCTATTGATAAAGCCACACGTGATTATGGCGAGATGTTATCTAATACGCCTCAGGGGGAGGACAGAGATCAGAACAGAAAGATATTAACCTTTTCAGATAAAGCACAGCAGCAAAGACTTCTTGATGATAGGCTTCTTAAGAACGGGTTATTAGACCCAAAGGAATGGAGTATTAAGAGACAGAACATGATAGATGGAACAAAAAGACTGTTCAATCTAACTAAAGAATATCAGGATGAGTACAAGATTAAGATGGAGCGAATGAAAAGTACTGATCCAAAAAATAAATCCCAGAAGCTTGAGACGTATCTGATGGCAACTGCTGAAGGGTACTATAATTTTTTAGATGCAGAGTACACTCTTAACCCTTCAGATGGTACTGTTGGAGTTGGCTTATTTAATAAAAACAAAGAGACTGGAGTTCTTGAGCTTAAGGAAAATGTTTCTGTTGATTCAATGAGCAATAGGATTAAAGGAAGATGGGACTACTTTGATGTTGATGAGGCAAACAGGTCAATCTCAAGTAGACTTGCTGAATATATTAAGGCTGAAGTTCAGAGAGGCAGTTCTACAAGGGCTGGTCTTGTTATCACAACAGAGGACGCCATGAAGCGACCCGGATACCAGAAAGCAATTAATGATGCTATTGAATCTTATCTTGTTTCTCCACTTTCTGCATCTTCAGTTTTAACAAACAACATTGGTATTGAGCAGTCTACAGGGCAGGCATTTGACTATACATTTAGTGACGAAGAGGCAAAGAAAAACAAGAACCTTATTCTTCTAAAGACTATAAATGGAATGCCAATCCCACAGCTTACCAAAGAGCAGACCGAGGCTGTTAAGTCTTTTATGAAGGGACAGATCGAGCAGCAGATTAAGTTCGACCAGAAGATTAGCCCATATCAGGAACCCAGACCTGAGAGAGCGACACAGGCTGAGCTAGCTTGGGCAAAAACTAAGGAGTCAACAAGAGACATTGGGAACTTGCTTGGTCAAATATATTCTGGTGACGATCAGGAGGCTACAGCAGCAACAGGTTATTTCAATGGTCTTGAGTCTGTTACTCAGGCAAATAGAACAAAGACTGGGTTTGACCTGCTTCTGCCAAGCGGTATCACAAAAACAGTACCATTCTTCGATAAAAATGGTAATCCTATAGGTAAAACAAACTTTGTAAGGTCTGCAACATCTTTGCTTCTTGGAGATAAGGCTGACATAAATGAGGCTGTAAGAGGTTCTCTTAGAACAAAGAGTGATAGATTAAATACCAATATCGAGGCTATTGGACAGACAAAGATTCCTGCAAAGAAAGACGCAGAAGAAAGACTTAAAGAATATTTTAGGCTAAAGAAAGAATTTGAAGTTGAGTACGGAGATAAACAATAATATATAATGGACGAGAAACTGATAGACCAACTATATAACAGAGCAACATCTTTGGGATATAAAAAATCTCGTAACGATTTTGCTTCGCTTATCAAGACAGACCAAGAGGTGTTTGATGACATGTTCTCATACGCTCAGATAAATGGTTTAGTCTCTGACGCTACTCAGTTCGGCTCAATGGTCGGACGATTCCAAGCACCTTATAAAAAAAAAGAGGAGCCGACAACGGTGGGACTTCCTCAGGGGATGGTTCAGTTTCCTCAACAGAAGGCTCCAGAGGTACAGCCAAGAATGTCTCCAACTCCAGTAGGAAGAGGCGCACAAAGGCAGCAGGCAATGGAACGCGCCGCTATGGCATTGCCATCGGAAGATGGTTTGTCGGTATCAGCAGGGACTGAGCCAATCATTAAGCCATCCGTAGGTATTGTATCTGAAAGCACAGCCGCTCCTAGAGTTGGCGTTCTCCCAAGAGATGTTGCAAAAAGAGAGGCAGAAAGAGAGGCCGCCACTCCCGGATTTATTAAGCCCCTTCTTGAGGGCATTACTCCTGAGCGTGTTGGTATGGAGGAGGAGTATGTGGTGCCTAGCCTTAACTATCAGTTTGGCCCACTAGGGTTTAAGTTTGAGGAGGCTGGTGCTCTTGGAGATTACATGAAGGCTACCTCTCCTACCGGAGAGACTATTGAGATATCTCTTGACGCATTTACTGGAGCAAAGGAGGGAGCTGAAGCGGACCGTCTTCGTAGATTTATTCAGTCAGGGTCAATGAAGATTAAGCCAATTGATTTGGCTAAGATTGAGAAGCAGTATCAGGACGAGAACAGAAAGTTTGTTACAGATGAGGAGGTTAAAGCTGAGACAAAGATTTTCAGTCAGGATGCTGACGCTCTAAACCAAGAGCTAAAGGATCTTGCAAAGCTTTCTCAGGAACTAACAAATGAATACAACTCAATACAGTCAATAACAGATCCTACCGTAAAGGACTCTGCAATGAAGATGTATGAGGTAAAGAGCGCTGCATATAACTCAAGAGTCTCAAATGCACAATCACGTCAGGAGTCTATAGCTCAGAGAGGCGCTACGCTTGATAAAGCTATCGGTAAGTATACTGAGATGAAGTCGGAGCAGGGAACTCCTTATGATCTTGTTATTGATGCATTGGTTAGAGGTGGAACAAATATAGTATCTGGTATTGCTGACTTGGCTTTAGAGGCTGCGTATTCTGTTCAACCGATTGACTGGATTAGGGGGAGTGATTGGATTAAAGAGAGCTATATAGAAATGGCTCAAAAGGATAACATTGCTGGTCCAGAAAAAGGACCTGATGGAAAGATTACAAGAGAAGGCTATGAGAAATGGTGGATGGGATTGAGTGATGATTACAAAAGCGATATACAGTCCAGACTAAAAGACCAAATAAAAAAAGAAGAAAAGCCTGTTGTAATTGATGCGATAAAGAATGCAGGCGAAATGTTTACCAGCACAACAAGGGAGTATGAGCAATCTTCAAAACAGAACTGGTTGTCTGGTGTTCTTCTTGGCGCTATTGAGTCAATACCTTCATTTGTTGGCGGCGGGTCTGTAGTTAAAACAGCAAAGCTTATAGGTCAGAGTCATGACTACATGATGAATCAGATGAACAGTGATCCAGACTTTAATGATGTTTCAGAGTCTGAGAAGATGGCTGTATCAGTTCCATTGTCAATTGTAGTTGCTCAGTTGGAAAGATTAGGATTTAGAAATGTTGTTGGCAACAAAGGTCTTCTTAATAGGCTAGCATTATCTGCTATAGGAAAGGCTGGTGCCACAACAACAGCAAAGACATTTGGAGAGCTAGTCAAGAATGAAGTTGAAAGTGGTATCGCAAGAGGTGCATTAACAATTGTTGGGGGTGTTTTAGCAGAGGCAGAGACTGGAGCGGCCCAACAAATTGCTGAGCTTGGCGCAAAAAATATATACAACGCCATTAAAGAAAAGAAAATGTTTGACCTGCCATTAACGGTGGGTGAATATGCAGCAGACATACTTGAAGCGGCAGCAGCTGAGGGGATTGGAGGTATGGTTCTTGGTATGCCAAGTGCTATAGCAGCCGCAAATAGAGGACAAGGATATCTTGGAGTAAGCGATGATGTGTTTAAGATGTTTGAGCTGGGAGCTCAGGATGATAACATCAGATCAGCATACGTAGCAAAGCTTAAGGAGAAAGTAAACTCAGGTGAGATTACTCTTGCCGATGCAAAGGAGCAACTGAATGAGTACCGAAATGCAATATCATTACTGAACTCAGTGCCTGATGGTCTTACTACTGAGGATAAAAAGAAGGCAATGAACCTACTGCGCGAGCGCCGTGGTTTGGAGCAGCAGGTTGAGGGTAAGGACGCAGCATTGGTTAAACCACAACAGAACAGAATAAACGCAATTAACGAAGAACTAACAAAAATATCAGAAGATGCCGTTCAAAAGCAAGCAGCAGGTGAAGTACCTGTACAGCCAACAACCAGAGTTAGCGAACAAGTGGCGGAAGGAGAACCCCAAGCAGAACCTCAAGGAGTTACCGCAGAAGGTGTCCAAGAAACCATCACTGCTCCGCTCACGCAAGAAGAAGTAGCACCTGCTCTAAGAGATGTAGAGAGTACATCTAAGGCGTTGGAAGGCATAGACATTGAACCATTGTTTGAAAAAACAAAATCAACAAAATACTTTAGAGGGCAGCCTGTAGAAGAACTTCCTGAAAAGGATATTTTTATATCTCCAAATGAGATAGTAGGGAAGATGTACACTAAAGGAAAAGGTGTATTGAAAAAACTATCATTAGCAACGTCAAATCTTTTTGATATTGACGCAAAGGTGACAAAAGACTTTAATGATAGACTTGTTGAATCTTGGAAAGAGACGGTAAAAGAAGATATACTTATACCAAAAGAGATATTGAACGGAAAATATATCGATGGTAATTATGCTCAAGAACTAAAAGAAGACCCTCAGTTTAGAAGAGCGTTAGAGAATATGGGGTATGATGGTTTGTTAAACAATTTTACTCGATTAAAATCACCTATCCCAAGACAGGAAATTATTGTTTTTAATAAGTCAAATGTTTCTGAGATAAATGCAAACTTAATTTCCGAAGCATACCATAAGGCAAAAGCAGATGGCAGCAATCCTGAACTAGTTCAAGCAGTTGAAAGCGCTATTGGTAAGACTGCTCCTGAAGTGTCTTTGAAGACACAGGAAGTTACGGAAGTTACACCAACAGCCCCGTCTGTGGTTGAACCATCTGCTTCTCCGGATACTCAAGCTGTAGAGGAAGGAGCATCGGTATCGATAGGGGACCCTGAGGTTATTGTAAAAGAGCAGAAAGGTACTGACGTTAAGTTCCCGAAAACACCTGCTCCTCTTTCGTTTGTTACTGAGTCTGACAAGATTGATATCAACAGCCTGATCAAGACTATCATAGAGAAGAAGCAGAAGGTTTGGTTTTGGATGGCTGACCAGTTGGGGCGTGGGAATTACTACGATGCTGTCATTGGAGACAATCACTACCTAGATGCAGGTCCAAGCTTCGCACTAGATCCTGAAAACAAAAGTAAAGGTATCCTGTGGGCGAGTGGTCTTTCTAAGAAAACATTAGAGGGGCAAGTAAGCAAAGCCGATTACATATTCTTTATCAGCGGGTCTCCTGAAAAAGCAAAGCTGTTTAACCGTAGGGTTCTAGACCTGATAGCTGAAAGAATAAACAAGACATCTAGCTTCGAGGATTTCAAGAATGCCATCAACTCTTTTGGCAAAGAAACCAATGAACTGAAGACAATAAAGTCTGCATTAAACTCAGTCAATTCTTTTGAGGAGCTATCTAAGAGTACCAAGAGAAAAGAGTTCCTGATTGCCATCGATAAGATTGGTAAACTAAAGACGGCTCCTCAGGGTTCTCTTAAAGAACTGCTTGGCACATTCAATGTTTTTGTAGACTACAATGATCTGAGAGATGGTTTCTACAGAGAGAATGATTTCAAGCAAAACGATATAATGCTTGTCGGCAAGCCTACTGGTGTAGGAGAAAATGCTCCGCACTCAACATATCACAATACAATACTCGGAGAGGTAGTTGGTGTGCCCGATAAGAAGATTGACTCTTGGGAAATTATGCCTGAGAGCGTTAGAGAAAAGTATAGAGATATTGTAGAAGGAAGAGAGGAGAAGACTAAGCCAATACAGACTAAAGTTATTGCTGCTGAGACTGGTGTTGTAAGAGAGCTTGAAGCTCCGGTAACTGTAAAGGAACAGAAGGGAGTATCCATCTCTAACGAGTCAATGATGGAGGATGTTGAGTCAAGAGCTCAAAAGGATGAAAGAGTTAAGTCTGTAATTGCAGCTGCAAAGAAAGTTCTGAAGACACTTCAGTCTGTTATACCAAATGCACAGATATATCTTCATGAAAATGGTAGTGACTATGACGCCTTCGCCGAGTCGATTGGTTCAAAAGTAAAGTCAAGAGGTATATTTTCACAAATAATATATCCAGATGGTAGCAGAATAGTAAGGATAGACATTAACCTTTCAAATGCTAGCCCAACGACAGTATATCATGAGGTTGCTCATGCTGTAATGAGTGCAGCTTTTGGTGAAAATCCAAAATTGTTTAGTAAGTTCAGAGACCAACTAACATCAGTACTTTCAAAGTCAACCGTAAAAGGATTAAATGAGTTTGCATCTCAATATAGGGAAGAGAAGAGTTATGAAGAATGGCTTGTTCAGTTTTCCGCATTGATGTCAGATCAGGGCAAGCAAATACCAGTTAGCACGTTCCAGAAGATTGCTCAGGTAGTAAACAAGATTGTATCTCAGATAACAAACGGAGCGATTGTTCCATTCAAGGAGACTGTCAGCAAGAAAGAAGTGATTGACTTCTTCAATCAGATGTCTGAGTCTATTAGATTAGGAAGAGAAATATCAATATCAAAAACAGCAGAAGCAGCCCAGATAAAAGAATCAGTAAAAGAGCAAGCTGCACAAGAAGGCAAGCCAGTATCTGAGCTGCCCGGATACGACAAGCTGATGAGAGACGTGACAGACACGTTGATTCCGAACGCACTCAAGCGTAAGCTTACTGGTCAGGAGATGATTGATCTGGTAAAAAGATTCGTATCCAAGTCTGATATATACAAAAATTCTGATGACATCCAACGCGATGAGCTGGTGCGTCAGGTGAATGGTATGCTTGGTGAGGCATACAGAAACCCTCCATCTGCTCGCCGCCTGTTAGGTCTTCTGAATGATGTTACTAAAATTACAACAACAGACAAGCAGATAATTATAGACCGAATAAAGAACATGAGTCTTGGGGCCAAGAGCTTGAAGGCTGCTTGGAAAAAAGCTTCAGGAGAGCTGACTAAATCTGTTAAGGATCTTGTACGTACTGGAAAGATAAGCGTCAAGCAGGCATCAGCTGTACTTCGTAGATTCTCAGCAGTAAATGTTCTTGACGACAAGTCTGTGTCAAACTTTATTGAGTACATGGATAAGGTATTCAAGAACGCTGAGTACGCAGACAAGATTGCTGGTATCCGTAAGTCACTGGCAAAAGCCAAGAAGAACATCGAGACCAAGCTTGGTATATCTGAGGACCTTAAGCCAATGCTGAGACAGATGCTTGCCATCAATCCGAACCTGATACCAATGGATGTTCTTGACAGCTACGTTGACCTAGTCAATATGCTTTCAGAGCGTGCTGCTGTTCTTGATTTGGCTGATGTATCAGAGGTTGCAAGAGACACAGCTAATATAATTGATGCGGTAGAGGAGGAGCAGTTCAAGGCTGAAGAGCTGAAGGAAATGTTTGACGACTTCCAAGACAAGGAGCTAGACGATAATGGGGAGGTTGACTTTGGTAAGACCATCAACAAGATGATTGACGCTGGTGTTATCAGTACGTCAGATGCTGAGATTATGAGAAAGTACAGGTCGACTATCATTCCGGCTGAAGTCAAGGCGCCAATGACTGAGCAGGAAATAGCTGACGAGAAAAGACAGCTTCAGGACTTTGTTCAGGACGCCGAGATTGATACATCAAACCTTCCAAGCAGAGCTGAAAGGGACGCAGCCAATAGACTAGCAGAGTTAGTTCAGACAAAAGGTTTGGAGTCTTTAGATAATCAGCAGCTGAAAAACTTGCTTCGTGTAATAAACAATATCAATAACGGATTCTTCCCTCACTACGCCCAGCGTATTATTAAGAAGATAAACTCGGCAAACAGTGGGGCTGAACTTGGTAATGCAGTCCAGAACGCGGAGCCTTTGTCGTTCTCTAAGATGTACTCTAGGGTAAAGAACTTGGTTACGAATGATAAGAATGCTTTCATTACTATGATTGCTCGTAACCCTCTTTACTATATCGATCAGGTGTTCGGAGACTTCAAGACAAAGACAATCTACAAGAACCTGTTCGAGCCAATTGCAAAAGCCTATGCTAAGTTCAGCACCGAGTCCAACAATAATAGCAAGAGGCTTGACAAGGCATTAAATGATGTGTCTGCATCTTTCAATGATAGTCCAGCCAAGGTTAGACTTTCCAAGTACAAGATAATGACATACCTTCTCCAGCTTGAGTACAACTCAAACCCAGGAGTGAAAGGTGTAGCACCTGCAATTGACTTCATTAACAAGACCATAAAGGCTATCGAGTCAGGTGAGACTAACTTCAATGACTATGATGTAGAAACGCTTCGACAAATTGTAGATGACTTTGCTGTCAACGGTCAGATTGATATGCAAGAGCTTTTGGATTCATTTAATGGTGCTGAGTTTAATGCTATCAGGACTATAAAGGACATCAACAAGGATCTGTCAGAAAAGGCATCGTATACCGCAAACGTAATAAGAGGTGAGAAGTTTGTTCCAATCAACAACTACATCCACCACAGCGTGATATCAGATGGTAGGGCCAAGGACGACCTGTCAGGTCAGACAATCATTGAGGCTTTTAGCAGCAGTCGTATGCCATCATCAAGAGCTAAGTCTCTTATTGAGCGTACACCAGAGGCAAAGGCTATCAACTTTGATCCGTTCAATGTTACAAACTTTGTCAGCAGAAGCCAGCTCATGGACTACTACCTGACAGAACCTATCATAACTGGACGCATGTCTATCAATGTAATGAAAGATGGCGTCAAGGGGAAGCAGGCAAGAGACATAGCAAATGCTATTGGTAAATCATACGAGCAGGCTCTTGAGAATGTACTGGTCAGCTCTTTCGGCAAGACAACATCCATTGATGATGCCATAAACTTTCTGTCAACTCAGGGATACAGAGCTGTTCTTGCCGGTGCGCCAAGATTCTTGGCCGAGCTTTTATCCAACATGAGCTTTGTTCTGTCAAGAGGAAGTAAAATGTTTGCTGAAGGGTACAGACTTAAAGGTATTGTATTCTCTACCTTGGGTGTATCTGTAATGAATAACCTTAACAGCTCTCAAACAAACAGGGTATACTCTGATAACACTCTTAGCGGTTCAATGATTGATAGCAACATGCTTAAGCATGCGGCTGGTATTAAGAATAGTAAGTCGAAAGGCGATGTAGCAAACGCAGTCAATCAGATATACACAAGGGTTGTAAAGAAGAAGATTCAGAACCCTATTGAGATGACAGCCGACGCGTTGATATCTACCCCCGATAAGATTGTAACAAGGCCAGTTTGGTTTGGTTCGTTCTCTCTTGAGTTCAAAAAGATTACAGGAACAGAGCCTGACTTTGATAAGATTGCATCCAACGATGAGGCTTACATGAATGAAAATAAGGAAGCGCTTCAGTCTGCAACAGCAAAGGCCGATCAGGACGTTACGTTTATGAGTGCCACAGACAACCCGTTCATGGGTATCCTGAAGGGCAGAGACATGCAGAACCAGTCTGTATTTGCTAAAGCTTTCAATCGATTCAACAACTACATGACTAGGTTTGTAACCTACGAATACATCACTGCAAGAACTGGCATCAATGCGCTGATGGGCAATGGTGATATATCTAGAAGGCAGGGTACTGCTTTGATTGCTGCCGTTACTTCTCGTATGGTCGTGTACTCTTTGCTTACACAGCAGCTTAGCAATAGCATGTTGTCAATGTTCGGAGATGATGATGAGGAAGAGGATGAAAAGTCATTTATTCAGAAGCTCGGTCAAGCAGTTGCATCATCTGTTACATCTCTAATGATTGGAAGAGACTTCGGAAACTCAGTTAGAACTGTGTTTAATATAGGCATCGAGGAGGTTAATAAAAGAAAGCTTGATTTCTTAAGAGAAGGTGATTACGATCCATACAAGGATGCCATCCAGTTTACTATTGTTCCGCCAGATAAGGAAGGTAAAAAACCTGATGCAAACAAAAAAATAGTTGACCTTGCAGCATCAACTCTTGGACCTCTTGGCCCATCAGCAAAGACAGGTTTTCTGATTTTAAGAAAAATTCTTGAGGCTCCAAAGAAAACTAAAGAGGCTAAGGAAATAACAGAGAAGGAGATAGGAATTAGAATACCTCTTGAGATTATCGGGAATGTTGGTCTTATCCCTTTGTATAAGGACGTTAGAAAGATTGTTCTTAAGGAGATATACAAAGACCTTGGGAAGTCATCAAAGAGAAAGAAACTCAAGAAGGACTTAGAAGAATTGCTGCTTCAAGGTTATCCTACAAGATCAGACATGGAGCGATACGACCCTGAACTGTATAAAGAAACATTCGGCGAAGGCGGTCTCAATGAAATTGTTAATCCTGAGGAGGTAATTAAACGTGAGATTAGGAAAGAGATGCAAAAATTAGAGCGAGAGATTAAGGATGAGGCATATCAATACACTCCAAAGAGTGGAAGGAAAAGTAAAAAGAAGAGTGGTGGAGGAATTATTAACTTAGACTAGTAGTTACTTAATCCGGTACTTCTCAAACTTGCCCCTGCTGTCTGTCCTGTGAGGGTACATCCTTATGTTCTCTCCCTTTATCTCCTGTATTGGTATCATATACCAAGCGTCGCAGTTGCTAATGTATACGGCTATGTAGTCTACCTCTGACTTCAGGTACCTGTTCTTTCTTTTCTGAGTATATGAATGGCACATATACACACCACTATTTACACCCTCATTCTTCTTGTAGTTAGTTGACTTGACCTGAACACGCCTCATGTCTCCTGCCATGTCGACGATAAAGTCATACCTGCTATGATGACTCATTGGTTTACACACCGTGTATCCCATCTCCCTCATCAGGACCATAAACTTAAGCTCGGCAACGTCACCGACTATACTCATGTGATTCGGATTGGATTCAAACCAATGGCCTACTGCTTAGAAGGCAGTCGCTCTTTTCAGCTGAGCTACCGAATCGTTTACCCCGCAGTGTTTGATCCAAACCAAACCCGATTGATTCGCACCGCAGGGTTCGTTGTTTCAGATTTAGGACCTCAACAACATGGTCACGAGAATCTAACGTACCGGATTGGCTTCTGCTTCTCGTAGTACGCAATAAGTTCACCATTAGAAAACTTCATAGACGCCACCATCTTTTCAACTGGGCCGTATACAATACCATCATCACAGGACCAAACAATCACAGGACCCAACCTTTTGCCCATCAGCTTTGAAAGTCTGACCACGTCTATGTTCAGCGGGTATGGACTAGTAACTCTACGTAGTAGCTTTACTACCTCAACATACCCAACAACCATGCCCTCTTTGTCAAATATCTTGTAGCCAACGTCCGTTTGTCCAAGCTTTTGGAACGATCCACCAAACAGGCTGACATATTTTGTTATTGCCTCAAGCTCCCTTTCCTTATCTCGATTAGAAGTCATCGTCTTCCATTGATTTAAGAATCATTCTAAGGTCAGATATCAGTGTCTTGATTTTGTCAGGAACCTTCTCAAAGTCTCTGTCGACTATCTTCTCATACACCTCTGTGATGATTAGATGGCAGTCCTCCATACGCATGTATATACGCATTGCCCTCTCGGTCTCAAGCCTCCTGATATCGCTTGGTTGTTTATTCATCTTTGTAGTATTCTAGTCCATTGAACATGCGATTGATTGCCATAAATATCTTTTGCTCTGCTCCCTTTGGTGTCCTGCTATCAATCAGCTCAACAATATCTCTTAGCCTAGACAGCTTCTTATTAAAAGAGATAGCTCTATCCTTTTCAAATGCAGCTCTCTTATATCTTTCCATACACTCCTCCAGCTTTTGGTTGGCCTTGATTGCGTCGAACTCAATCTTGTGGTTCTCCCTTCCGGCAAAGAAGATGTCCCTGCACTTGGCGTACTTATGGTTTACCTCAGGCTCTGTCTCGATAAGGTTGTTCATCAGGTTGATGTAGTGTATGATTGTGGTGTGGTCCTTACTGAGAGTCCCAGCTATGTACTTAAACGTCAGACCAGTCTCTCTTAGAAGCTTTGAGTAGATCATCCTAGACTCCACGTTGTTTCTTACCCTGTCGTTGCTGTGTATGTTCCCCATCGTTATGTTCTCCACTACCTGTCTTGCCTTGTCCACCTGATTCTTTATCTGCTCCTCTGTAAACTTCTGTAGTAATTCCATGTTGATTTAATTCTTTGATTCTGTATTGTTGTAGTTTGCTTAGCTTTCCGTCTGGTCTTTTGACCTCGCAGAAAAGAACGTCAGAGTCTTTTGGTATGGCTAGCAGGTCAGGTATTCCGTTCTTGTTTGTGCGTATGAGCTTAAGAACAAAGTAGCCATCGGCCTCCAGCTCCTTAATCCTCTTGGCCTGTATCTGTTGTTCGGTCATAGTATTGGTTTAGGATGTCTGCCCTCTCGGTGACCCAGTCCTCTATCTGTTTCTCGCTGAATGTATGACTGACCAGCATCCCAGATATCACCTCCATAATCTCATGGATGGTTGAGTCGTAGGGGAGGGTGGATGAAACACTGATTTGGCTGTTCTCAATTGTGATTTTGAATGGTGTTGGTGTATTCATGTTATTACAATGTTAGTAAATTTTTCTTGAAGTGGGCAACTGTGTAGTCCTTTTTTTTCGACACGGCCTTGTAGATGTCGTACTCGATTCCGTCCTTGGCAAATATCCAGAACACATTATTCATTGGCCTGTCCTTGGTTGTCATCCTGTCCTTGCTCTGCCAGTAGCTGGTCGCACTGAAGTCTATGTTGTAGTAGACCAAGTACTCAGCATTTCGTAAGCTTATACCCTCACGTCCGCTCACGATTTGTAAGGCTATGGACTTACTTGTGTCATCGAAGACACCAAGATCAGTGGTCAGGTCGTCCCCGAACACCTTCTTCAGGGCAGCCAGCTCCTCTTTGAACTTGTAGAATATACCAAGTTTGCTGTTTGCAAACCGAGAACGGATGAACTCAGCCTTGGTGGTATCCAGAACCATTGACTCACCGCTCTCGAACTTGATGGTTCCAGAGTACATCTGATGCAGTTTCATCATCAGCTTGACTGGTGTGTCTGCCAGTATCAGCTCGGTCTTTCCCTCAATCACTAGGTCCTTCTTCAGCCTATTAATCATAGCATATGTGCTATCCTTTAGCTGGACCTCAAGCACCTCCTCGGTAGTCTCGGTTATAAACCCTGCCTCCTTCTGTGTGTAGTTAATTGTGTATGGCTCCATCGCCTCAAGTATCTCAGGCCTTCCGTCCGAGTAGTCGTTAACGAACATGCCGTTTACCTTCCTCTGCTTTACCTTGACGTACTTGTCACAGAACCTGTAGAAGTTTGAGAACTCCCTGAATGGATTGTTTGGTATGCCATATACCTGATGGTACATCTGCGAGTACGACTCAGGCGTCGGCGTACCGGACAGCAGAATAACCTTTGGCTTGCATCTTTTCAGTATTCCACTAACAACCTCAGCCCGTTGGCTTGGCTTTGGAAATGCGCCCATGCTGTGAGCCTCATCAAGTATAACTAGGTCCCACATTCTGTCAGCGTCGACAGTGTGAAGGCTCTCGTAGTTAACGATCGTCATGTCGTATGATGGCATGAACAGATTGAGATCCGCAGCTATTGACCCTATAGCTTTCTTCTTCGTTACAAACAGGACCTTGTCTGCGTGAACCTCCTCTGCTATGCCGAGACTAGTGAGCGTCTTGCCAGTCCTAACCTCCATTGCAAGATAAACAAAACGGTGCTCATGTAAGATTCGGACGGCCCTGTCTATTATGTCTGTCTGGTAGTCTCTTAGCTTGACTGTGGTTTCTCGTGCCATATCCTGTGTGTATAGTTTTAAGTAGTGCTCGTGGCTGTTGAGTATCTTGTCAATGACAGGCTTGTCTGACCTGTACTTCAGGACCTGTTCTATCTTGGCATCCTTACCACGCCCGACCTTTACGTCTTTAGTGGACAGCATTACCCTCTTAAGTGTGTCGCAGTATTCAACCATGCCCTTGTTTGAGTATCCGGGTATTCTAGTTATTATGTCTGTCATCTTCTGATTATGTTGTTGCAGATAGAACATATAGCCCTAGGCACGTATGTCTCTATATCAGGGTACTCACACTCACATACCACCTCCTTCGGTGTGCCGTCCTCGTTGAATATCTCCTTGTATATCTTGCTTAGCTCGGCGCAGTACTCGAACATCTCTCTGTCCTGAAAGTACCATATGATAAGCTTGAATACCTCAGAGTCTATTGCCTGAGTTGGCATGTGGGAGAAGAACCCAACCCCTGAGTCCATGATCTCATCGAAGGTCGCCCTTCCTGTTATCAGGTTAAAGGAGTTGAGCATGCTGATGTGAAGTATCTGATTGTCTGTCATACGATATAGGCTTTGTTGTTTTTTATTTCGACGTCTGTTGCAAAGCCACGCATGACTAGGTTCGGCTGTGTATTGCTCCACTTAGTCTCGCATGGTACCATGCAAATTACATCATCCACAACAATGCACTGTTTCCTAAAGTGTACGCTCATTTTCTTTTTCTGTTTGTAGTAATGGTAGAAGAACCTATACGTCTTTGCCATCTTGCATTTTCTTTTCTTGTTGGTATCTCATGTTGTAGCCCTGCTCGATGCCGTCAATGTGTATCTCATTCATCTGCTCCCTCTCCATTGCTTTGGCTTGTTCAACTGTATGGTCATATCCTTCAAGGTTTAATTCTTTAACCAACCATTCTACTGCTGTTTGTTTTCCCATTGTTTTATTGTTTGATTTTTTGATTCGGTCCATACATACTCAGCGTTCTCGCCCCAGTAGTAGTCACATCTCCCGTCCTTAATCGGAGGGTTCGCAAGGAACGACTGGTACTTGTCCGGCTTGGCTGTGTGTCTGTAGCACTTGTCTTTGAATGGGCAGTCAATACCCCTACACATTGCAATGTCTGGCATATCATTCTCCTTGTTTTGATTTAATAATAATCCACCTGCCGTTCATATCTCTTCCCTCCTCAGGCTGAACGCCTTCCTTGAAGATGGCATACGATATTAACCACTTGTAGAAACGTGTCCTGCTGATTGTCATCTTAGACTTGGGCCCGTAGTCAGGGTACTCCTCGATGAAGTTGTAGTACAGCTCGTGCTTGTACATCCTCTCGTCAATCTTAAGTGCGCTGTTCTCCTCGTCGTTGCCCTCAACCAATCCGCACCACTCAATAAACTCATGGCATGTCTCGGCTGACAGCTGACGTATCTTAAGGTTCACGAACTTACTCTTGACAAGGCCATCACAAAGGTATCTTTGAAGACACTGTATCATGTAGTTGTCAAACTCGCACCACTCATCGTCACCCCAATCACCGAACAGAAGCTTACCGAACTCATCGAGCGGAGTGTAGTTCTTGCTGTAGTATTGGTGTAGCTCAAGCTCCCACTTACGTCTAGCAAATGAATTACCCGCGCCCTTGATGGCATAGTTGGTGGTGATAGCGATCTTAGGAGACTTGCTGAATGGTATCTTGATGGCGTCCTTGTTCTTCTTCTCAAGCGTAAGACCTTCTGTAACCACACTGAACAGGCGCTCGAAGTCGAAATGTTTTTTCACGTCATCAAAGCAAAGTATCTGCGTGTCTGCCGACACCAACTGATAGGCGAAGCTGCGCTCGAACGTGAAAGACTTTCCGTCAATCGTGACCACCTTCTTCATCTTGGCAAGCGCGTTCATTAGGATACCCTTACCGGTACCACCCTCAGGGTTGTCTGATATAACCTCGTCGTTCAGAATCACAGCAGGGCAGTACGAAAGGTTCTTGTGTCCGTGCATCATGAATCCAATCGTGCTCTCCATTGTTATCACTCGGTTCGGGTCACCTCCGTTGATGTTGCTTATGAATTTCCTGAAGTCAAAGTCATCACTGACATCGCACAGATTGAAGTTGCGGTCAATCACGTGGTCGTTCCACACGTAACCACCTAGGTCTAGGTAGTCGATTGGTTTAACCTCTCCACCTGTAATCTTAACAGCGCAGTTCTTGTAGTACAGATATGCTGTGTCCTTTGTGTCCTCGATAAAGTAGATGTCAATGGTCGACAGCATGGACAGGAACTCATCCTTGAAGAAGCGTGTGTTGTCTGCGAAGTAGTTGTATACCGACACGTCGTCTAGCTCCAGCAGGTGGTTTAATACGAAGTCCTTTATCTCCTTCTCGCTTGTGTGGTCAACCAAGTTGTTGGTCACCTTCACGAACACGTAGTTCTTGCTACCCTCTGGGCAGTACTTATAGAACCCGCTGTCCTCCAGAAACTGCTTGAACAGGATATGTATTATCCGTATCACTCCCCGATCGTTTCGTTCCCAGAACGTCTGCTTGGAGTTCTCCTCCTCGACTTTGCTTAGAACCGAATCGATAGTGTCCGAATCCAGATGGGAGTCCTGTAGCTGAATCCGAATCTCTTTTTTTGATACACCCCTTCTGAGCTTGGCACGGATTGAATTGATGCGCTCCTCGTCCTCGTAGTACTTGGTCCCGAAGTTGGCTGTGTTCTGATAGGCAGAGTCAATCGTGCGCTGTATCTCACGTGTGGGGAAGTCATCGCTTGAGTACTGGTTCAGGACGAACGAGGCAAGTCCTTTGTTGATACCAAAGTCATTCATTGCCATCGCCAGAATGTAGCAGTTCTGGTTTCGCTGCCCCTCTACCATTGGGTACTTCTTTGTCCACCACCGAATCAGTATGTCCACCACTCTGTTCTCGTCAGTGATTGGTATGGTTGGCTTGTCCCTGTACTTGCTCATCTCTGTGTACTCAGGCTCCTCAATCAGGTCCCATGTGGATGAGTTCTCGTTGACGTAGATCAGCGGATCGTATGACTCGTAGCATACACGGCTCAGGTTCTTTGATGTCTTGTCAAAGTATGGAGAGCTGAAGTATTTCTCTAAGCTGTTGAAGTAGTTGCCGTGGTTCTCCGCATCAGCAGGTATCTTGACAAGAACCTTAAGACCATTACCCGAAGGGCTGATGAATACTGAATACACGTACTTGTTCTTGCTTAGCGTCTCCTTGTCCTGAAGCAGTTGCTTCTGCTTGTCGTAGCCATCGAAGTCCAAACATATCAGACCGCTGTGCTGAATGATGGCGTTGTCGCTACGCTTGTTGAATGTACCACTGAAGCAGATAGCAGGCAGCTGTTTCTTTAGCTCGTTGCGTTCAGCCTTCCTCTTCTCTAGTCGTATCTTCTTGACTAGCTCCTTGGTGGCTCCGTCCTTTATCCGCTGAAGGATAACATCCACCTCCCTGAAGAATGGGGTCGACGTGTCCTTGATGTTCTGAAAGATTGTGACGTTTTGTGTCATGTGTGTGCCGATTTTATGCTAGATTTTTTACCACTAACTAATTGGTATTCAATATCTATGTCGATTATGTCGATTTTTTTCTTCTTTTCTAGTGGGAAAGAATAATATATAGTAAAGATATATATAGAGAGATAGATAGGGAATTATTTTCGACATTTTCGACATGGACCAGAGCCTAAAAAAGGGGAGCAGTGTCCCCTCTCTAGGTCATCTGTCCTTTTTAGAATGGAAGGTTCTCCTCCTCAGTCTTAGCCTTGGCTTTAGACTTGGTGGCGCTGTCCTGATCGGACTTTGGCTCATAGGTATCAAGCTCTACGTATGCGTTACCGCTGCGTGCAGTCTTGATGTTGAGGTTCACCCATCCCTTCTTGTCATTGTTCTTGAGGAATGTGATGGCATCATCAAGCTTGATGGACAGCCGTCCGATTACGAAGTCAGGTGCGTTCTCGCTACGCTTGAATGAGAAACCGTCTGCGAAGATTTTTTCTGCGCTCATTTTGATTTTGTTTTAGATTTAGACTTGGGTTTAGAAACTGATTTGATTTTGATTTGATTGTCGAGTAGCTGTACCACGTCGTGAAGGATGTCGTACTT